GAAGACCCACTCTTCTTTGTCAATGGTTTTCTGTGGTGTTGGGAGCCGCGAAGCGCACTCAAGAGGAACCCGCTTATCTGCTGGCCCGACCAGGCCCAACTCATCACCGAAATGGTGGACGGCATCCGGCAGGCGATCCGCACGCGGGAGTTGTTCGACTTACTGGTGGACAAGGCCCGCGAACAGGGCGGCACCTACGGCTACGTCGCGGCCTACGTCTATTTCTGGCTGTTCGAGCCTGGCTTCATGGGCGGCGTGGTGGCACGCAACGAGGATCAGGTTGACTCCCGAGACCGAGAGGGGGCGGTCCTCTACAAGTTCAACTACATGATCGAGCAGTTGCCATACTGGTTGCGGCCGAAGAAGTGGTCACGGAACGTCACGGAACACGTCCTCACCAACCACGACATTCGCTCGATGGTGGTGGGGTCGGCCGCGGTCGAGAACCTCTTCCGCGGCGAGCGGATGACGTGCGTGGTCAACGACGAAATCGGCTCGTCGGAGTGGATCACCAGTGGCAAGGACGAACAGGCCGCCGCTTCCACCAGCCACGTTACCGACTGTCGCGTCTACATCAGCACGATGTCGCAGGACTCGGGCATGTTCTACAACGCCTTGCAAAAGGCCCGCAAGTCGCCGACGTTGGGAACAAAGGTTGTGATTCTGGATTGGAAGAACAACCCGATGCACAGCCGCTTGGCGTTCACCATGCGGCAGAGTTCCGCCTACGCCTTGAATCCCAAGGACCAACCGGCCGTCGATGAGTATGTCAACCGCCAGCGTTCAACCATCGACCGGCTGATCCGGGAAGAGTTCATCAAAGACGGTCGGTCGACTTCGCCGTGGGTCATTGGTCACTGCCTCCAGACCACTTCGACGCCGCAATCCATCGCGCGGGAAATCTACCGCGATGCCAAGGGGGCCGTGGGCAAGGTCTTCGAGACGGAACTGCTGGATCGCATGAAACGGGAGTGCTGCCGACCGCCCGTGTGGCAGGGCGACTTTGTGGTTGACGAAGAAACCAGCACAGTCAAGGGGCTGGTGAAGCGCCACGGCGGCCCGCTCAAGTTGTGGTTCGATCCCGACGAACTGACGGACGTTCCGGCAGGGCATTACGCCATCGGATCGGACATTTCAATGGGTGGCACCGGCGACAATTCCAGCAACAGCACGCTCTGCGGCGTGGACATTTTCAAGGGCGAACAGGTCTTGTCCTACGCCGTAAAGGGGATGAGGGTACACGATTTCTCCAAGGTCATGGTGGCGGCGTCCCGCTGGCTTCGCAACGCCTATCTGGGGTGGGAGTCCACGGGGCCGGGCGAAAGCATCGTCCAAAAGGAAATCCTGGGGCCGTCCATCGGCTACTACCACATATACTATCGAACGCTTAACCCAATAGGCGGGGAGCGGGAGAAGAAACCGGGCTGGGCCAACAAGAGCGATGCCGACAAATTACGGCTGTTCGAGCAACTGGGGCTCGGGTTCAAGGGCGGCAGTTTCACCCCTCGGGATGAGGATATGGTCGATGAGTGCGGGGAGTACGACATCGACCCCAAGACGAAGAAAATCGTTCATAGCCCCAGCAGAACAAGGGGGTCCGGCGACTCTGGGGCGCACGGCGACAGGTGTATCGCGGCGGGGATTGCTGACTTATTGCGCAGGGACCGCACACATAATGGGCTTGACAAGACTGCCCCTCCTGTGCAGAATGCGCCTATGTACTCGCCAGCCTGGATTCTTCAGCAGAACGCGGCGAAAAAAGCGGATTACGATGTTGTGGGGCACATCTTTGGGGAGGACGGACGATGAGCAAGGAGCCGGTGGTGGGTGACAGGTTGAACTTCTGGCCGCATGGCCAGCTTGCGGCAAACACCCAGCCCGAAGCGGCGATCGTGGCCTTTGTGCCGCCGGTCAATTCGACCTCGCCGGCGCTGGTGAACTTGGCGATCGTCGATCACGACGGACGACCCTACGCCGAAAAGGGCGTCCGACTGGTGCAGGAGAACGATGTGCAACGGACGGGGCAGGGAATCCCGGAGCATCGCTTCGCCACATGGCCGGGCGACTCCCTGAACGACTTGAACCAGCAATTTGAGAGCGACAAGGCGGCGAAGAAGGCACCGGCGAAGGGCGCGAAGTAGTTCTTTTGACAATTCACTTCGGCACACCTTCCCTGAGCGGGGGCACCCGCCGGTGAAGTGGCCAACGAAAACGAACCCATGCGAGGGTCGCATACCTCCGCGTGGGTTTTTTCGTTTTCTTGGCCGTGCCGGAACCATCTTTCTCAAGGAGTTTGATATGCACTATCGAAACGGACGTGTAGCGAAGAACGGCGACAAGATCATTCAACTCGACATCGAAGGCGGAAAAATCAACGCCGTCGGCGTCTTGTTCGATGCAACCCCCGGCAGTGACTACTGCAACGGGCGAATCGCACCCATCCAAGCCACGCCGACAGGGGCGTGCATGTGCGACTGCCTTCACATTGACGATCTGGCAGCACTACTCAAGGAAAAGGGACTCGACAAGCGGCCGACATCCTAAGTCGTAGGTGACTCTTGGCAACCAAGGCGAAGAAGAAGGCCCGACGAGAACGGCAGGCGGCCGCCCGCAACGCGGATCGGGCTTCCGTCGCCGGGCGAGAAGCGGCCACGGTCGATCAGCGCCGCCAGACCGCCGCCACGGCCGACTCCTCAAAAGACTCGCCAAAGCAGCCCGCCGGCACGACGATCCTGTCCGCCGGCTCTCGGGACTTGACCTTCGACCTCGGCAAGGCCATCGACCTGAAGCGGTTCCACACCGCCCGCAAGAGCAGCCACGATACGATGGAACGCTTCCGCAAAGTGCGGGCAATCATCAACAAGGAAATCGCCGGTTCGTGGTATGACGGCCCCGGCGGCGACGTGCGGAGCTACCTCAACAAGTTGCCTCTATCGGCCAACATCATGTCGATGGCACTGGCCTTCAATAATCCCGAAATCGACGTGACGAGTTGGAATCCTGACCTCTGGCCGTTTGCCCGGCAGTACACCGCCGGCATCAACCGCCAGATCAAGAACATGGATTTCAGGAGTACCTTCTACGAAGCCACGTTGGACGCCTGCGTTCTGATGGGCGTCCTGCAAATTCAACTGGCCGATGCGGGATTTGCCAAAACCAGCGACAACCAGTGGGTCCGCAAGGGCGAAATCTGGATGCAGCGGGTCAGTCCCGACGACCTCATTCTGGACTTGACGCCCAAGGACTTGCGTTGCACCAGGTTCATCGGGAACTGGTATCGGGCCAGTCTGCGGCGGATCAAAGATCGTGACGACTTCGACCAAGACGTTGCGAAGCTCATCGCGCCGTCGAGCAAGTTCAATGTCGATGGGTCAGAGCAATGGTCACAGGAAATCTCGACCCACTATCAGGTGGACGACGACGAACTGGAGCCCATGTGCTGGCTTTACGACGTGTATTTCTCGGAAACCCACCAGTTTGCCACCTTTGCCGAGAGTGATGAATTGTGGCCGCTCAAGGTCGAAGAGGACGTGGACATTGGGCCGATGGGTCCGTATGAGGTTTTGCGGCTGGGGCTGGTTCCCGACAACATCATGCCGTCTTCCCCACTGCATCATCTGGTCGCGTTGCACCGACTCATCAACGAAGTCTTTGGCAAGGTCGCCGATCAAGCCCTTTCCCAAAAGAACATCTTCGCCACGCGGCCCGGCGAACAGGACTCGGGGCGGGTGGTGATGGAGGCTGGCAACAATCAGGTGGTTTGCACGCCCACGGTGCCCGATCAGATTTCCATTCGCGGCGTCGATGGCCCGACGATGGCATGGTTGCTCCAGACCAACGGCGACATCTACAACACCTGCGCCTCCAACGAACGCGCCCTGGGCGGCCTGGGAACCGAAGCGCCGACCGCAACACAGGAGCAGCAAATACTCGGGCAGGCGGGCAGCTTGTTCGCACAAATGCGGGCCAAGGTGGAAGACTGCGCCAAGAGTTGTGCCCGCAAGATCGGTCGGGAAATGTGGGAGTCCGAAACCCTCACCTTGGAAGGTCGCAGTCCCTTCGAGAACACGGACTTCTTTGTCAACGATTCATGGCGTCCGAAGTCGCACAAAGCCTATCCCGGCGAAGGGGAGCCGAGGGAAGGGGAATTTGACCATTACGACTTCGAGATTCGCATCAACAGCATGGGGTACAAGCCGCCGGAGGCGCAATTGAAGTCGGTAATCGACTTCGGCCAGGCGCTGACCGTCATGCAACCGCTGGCGCAGGCAGGGCAGATGGACATGGCGGCTTTCGCCGAGTTCGGCGCGAAGCAACTCAACATCCCGGCCATCAAGCAAATCTTCCGACCGCTATTCATCGACGCGGCTCAGGGCGGAAGCGACCCGCACCAGGCGACCAAGCCGGCGTCAACGCAACGAGAGGTCACAAGGAACAATGTGTCGCCAGGTCCGAAGGGCTCGGGCCAGATGGCGGGGATGGCGTCGATGATGCAAGGCGGCGCCGGTGGCGGCGGCACGGCCACGGTAACGGGAGGCACGCGATAATGCACAAGGTTCGCTACCGGATCAACGGCAGAGACGTGACCAAGGAAGAGTTCGACGCTCATCCTCCAATCGCCTCAGCAGGTTTGGAGACCGGACCCACCGTTGGCCAACACTTCAGCGACAGCACTCCGCGGCGCAGCTACAGCATGGGCGTCTCGCCAGGCGAACAACTTGACAGCGCCCGCGAACTGTTGCGGCAGCACAACATCACGGGCGTCAAGTACGACGAAAAGGGAAACTGCTTTGTGACCGACAAAAAGGATCGCGGGCGGTTTGCACGGGTTTTTGGGAATGCCGTGGGGCTGGGGCCGCTCCACGACGTGGATTCGTTCAACAGCACTTATTAGGAGCAATGTCATGGCTACAGCAGAATTGGAAACCCAAGAGCGAACTGGTTGGGAGGCGATGAGCGCCAGCGAAAAGGCGGCGTCCGTGGCCGAGATGCCGGACGTGAACCTTTCCGTGGATGGGGCGGGGACGCCGGGCGTGGTCAAAGAGGCCGGAGCGAAGACGGACCAAGAGCCGCCCAAGCCAACTGAAACCGAACAAGACGAAACAGTTTCCGGCACCGCTGATGATGATTCCGGCGATGTCGATGCCGGCGAGCATGAGCCCGCCGAGGGCGAGGAAGTCGTGGAGGGCAAATCGAAGAAGCCGGTCAAAACCGACTGGCACGATGACGCCGACGCGTACGACTTCGCAAAGCGCATGGGAATCTCCGACGAGGATTACGACGAGATTTCCTCCCGTGAGGAGTTGGACCGCACGATGCGGGTGATCGACCGCAAGGCTTACGACGCGGAAAAATCGCGTGTGGCCGGTGGTCAGCAGCCACCGCCGCCGGCGGATCAAGCACCGCCGAAGTCCCCGACACAAGACCGCTTCAGTGCGGCCAAGGCCAAGCTGGCAGAGATGGTCGATGAAAGCTCAATGCCGTTTGTCAACGAGATCATCGACACCTTTGCGGCCGAGTCACGCGAATTGAGACAGGTATTGGGGGACGTGCAAGCGGCTGAACAGCAGCGCCATAACGACGCTCTTCACGGGAAAATCGAGGCTTCTATCGACGGACTCAACAACCCCGAGCGATACGGCAAGCCGGGCGAGAAGCTGACCCGCACTCAGTCCACCAACCGCGCCAAGTTCCGTGAGGAACTTCTAATGCGGGGTTCGGCTCACGAGAGGCAGGGGAGGTCTCTGGAACCGGCTCAACTCGCCAAGTACGCGGACGCAGCGGCGTTCGTGGATGACAACCGTTTGACCATTCAGAGGGAATACGATGAGCGGCTGCGCAAAGAGTCCCGCCGAATCAGCCTCAACGCGGGCGGAAGCCGGCACGGAGAGCGCGGCAGCAACAAGAAGCCGCCCAGTGCGCAGGCCATACGAGAAGAGATTCTCGCCGACCCCGAGATTGAGCAGGCTTTTGCGAAGCT